AGATGAACCAAACTCACCTGACCGCATTGATGCAATGGTGCAAGGCTTTAGTGATCTATTAGGAAAAGTTACAGTCAGTAATTACTTTAACGCTATTGCTAATCATTGCCCTAAGTGTGGGTTGCCAATGCCTAAACAATTTACTCATTGTGCTTCATGTAATACCGCTATGATTAGCGCAAATTCAGAAGTGACGCAGGGAGCATAATCATGGCTGTTGAATACAATGTAGTCATTGATCAGGGCGCTGACTGGTTCTTAAATGTTACATACGAAAACCCAAATGGCACACCTGTTAATTTAACTAACTACACAGCGCGGCTACAAGTGCGCTCAACACCTCAATCACCAACGGCTGTATTGACTCTTGCAACTGGTGGGCAAGGAATTGTTATTACTGGTGCAACTGGCCTTGTATCTATGCGCGCAACAAATGTACAAACAGGTGACATTGATGAAGGCGCTTATGTTTATGATTTAGAAATAACTGATCCTGTCACTTCTACTGTTACGCGTTTAATTCAAGGGCAGGCGATAGTTAGCGCGCAGGTGACACGGTGAGTTCTGATGATGTTATTGTTGTTGAACCAATTATCCCGATCATTACGGTTATTAATGAACAACCTAATGTAATCGTAAGTACACAAGGGCAACAGGGCGCTCCTGGTGCGCAAGGTTTAACAGGTTCACAAGGTGCAACTGGAACACAGGGTGTACAGGGCAGAACAGGCTCACAGGGTACGCAAGGTATTCAAGGTTTAATTGGTACTGGCGTTACCATTCTTGGTTCTTATCCAACTTATGCCGCACTTGTTGCCGCGCACCCAACAGGCAATCCTGGTGACGGTTACATTGTTGATCAAGATGGTGATTTGTATGTATGGAGTGCAACAACTAACAGTTGGCAAAATGTTGGACAAATTGTTGGCCCACAAGGAACACAGGGATTGCAGGGATCACAAGGTGTTCAAGGAACTGTTGGTATTCAGGGTGTAAATGGTTTACAAGGTGTACAAGGCACACAGGGAGTTCAGGGAACTCAAGGCACATTAGGTTTACAAGGCTTGCAGGGCGTTATTGGCGCACAAGGAACTCAAGGAGTTCAAGGTGTGCAAGGTTCAGAAGGTTTACAGGGCTTAGGAGGCTTGCAAGGAACACAGGGTGTGCAGGGAGTACAAGGCACTCAGGGCATAACTGGTATTCAGGGCGCACAAGGCACTCAAGGAACACAGGGTGTTCAAGGTTTGCAGGGTGTACAGGGAACGCAAGGCACACAAGGCGTACAAGGCACAAACGGAATTCAAGGTATTGAAGGATTACAAGGAATTCAAGGCACTCAAGGAATTCAAGGAGTGCAAGGCACAAACGGAATTCAAGGAATACAAGGGGTTCAAGGAACTCAAGGTATTCAAGGAGTTCAAGGTAATCAAGGTGTGCAAGGAATACAAAGCACACAAGGTTTACAAGGCCCACAAGGAACTTTTGGTATTCAAGGTGAAACTGGCACACAAGGTTTAATTGGTATTCAGGGAACTCAAGGTGTTGTTGGATCTCAAGGCGCAACTGGTACACAAGGCACTAATGGTGTTCAAGGTTTTGACGGAACACAGGGAACAGTTGGTGCGCAGGGTGCAGTAGGTATGCAAGGCGCTAACGGAACACAAGGAACAGTTGGAACACAAGGAACTATTGGGTCACAAGGTTTAACTGGTATTCAAGGATCAGTAGGAACTCAAGGTTTGACTGGTATTCAAGGCATTACAGGTTCACAAGGACTTACTGGAATTCAAGGCGTACAAGGAATTGTTGGATCACAGGGAACACAAGGCATACAAGGTGTTCAAGGCAACCAGGGCGTACAAGGCGTTCAAGGTACAAATGGAATTCAAGGAATTGTTGGCTCACAGGGCGTAGAAGGTTTGCAAGGCATAACTGGTAGCCAGGGAATTACAGGATCACAAGGCACACAAGGTGTTCTTGGTTTGCAAGGTGTAACAGGTTCGCAAGGTACTAATGGGCTTCAGGGAATTACTGGATCACAAGGCACTATTGGCCAAACTGGATCACAAGGCGTTCAAGGAATTCAAGGCGTTACTGGAATACAAGGTACGCAAGGTAACCAGGGCATTACTGGATCTCAAGGCACAACAGGTGCGCAAGGAATTACTGGATCACAGGGAATTCAGGGTGTACAAGGTACTAACGGTATTCAGGGTTTAACAGGAATACAAGGAACGCAAGGAACTCAGGGAACTATTGGTAGCCAGGGCGCAACAGGAATTCAAGGCGCTCAAGGTATTACAGGAATTCAAGGCATTGTTGGTTCTCAAGGCACACAGGGTATTCAGGGCATCACAGGTAGCCAGGGTACTCAAGGTTTAAACGGTGTTCAAGGTATTCAAGGTAATACTGGTGCAAGCGGTACATCATCATCTATTTTTGATTATGTAGCAAGGGCTAATTCACAAACACCACCACCTAATAATGGTCAGATTATGTGGAGCAACTCAACTCAAATTAACTCAACAAACATTTATGTATCTCACATAAATGACCGAAATGAGGACATTGATGTTTTGTTAGCAAACATTAAAGATAAAGACATTTTCTTTATTCAAGATAGAAATAACTCAACTAACTATCAAGAATGGCAAGTAAATGGCACACCTTCATCTGTTACTCACAGTTACTTTACTTATCCTGTAATTCTTTTAGAGTCAGGTGGAACAGGCACAACAAACTTTAATAATACCCACCAACTTGCTCTTATTACTCAAAGCATTGGCGTTCAAGGAACAACAGGTGCGCAAGGTGCAACTGGTACGCAGGGTACGCAAGGATTGCAAGGAAACCAGGGTACAAATGGCTTACAGGGCATAACTGGATCACAAGGAACTACAGGATTAACTGGATCTCAGGGTATTCAAGGCCACCAGGGAACTATTGGCTCTCAAGGTACTAACGGCACACAGGGCCTTACAGGGTTGCAAGGATTTACAGGCTCTCAGGGCTTAACTGGAATTCAAGGCACTCAGGGAACTCAGGGCCTTATTGGTGTTCAAGGAACTACTGGCACAACAGGAAATACAGGTGCTACAGGGTCACAAGGCACTACTGGTACGACAGGCAACACAGGTTCACAAGGTACTCAGGGAATTCAGGGCATAACTGGCCTACAAGGTTTGACGGGCTTGCAAGGCACAACTGGTACAACTGGCTCTACTGGTGCAACTGGATCGCAGGGAACTACTGGAACAACTGGCAATACTGGATCTCAAGGTACGCAAGGAATTCAAGGCAACCAGGGAACTACAGGAATTCAGGGTTTAATTGGATCTCAAGGAATTCAAGGCCGACAAGGTACAACTGGAACAACTGGCAATACTGGATCTCAAGGAACTACTGGAACTACTGGTAATACAGGCGCACAAGGAACAACTGGAACGCAGGGCCTAACTGGTATTCAGGGATCAACGGGAACAACTGGTAACATAGGTTCTCAAGGTACAACTGGTACTCAAGGTTCAACTGGATTAACAGGATCACAGGGTACAACTGGAACAACTGGTATTCAGGGTTCAACAGGTACGCAGGGTACAACTGGCACAACAGGTACTCAAGGCATTACTGGAACGCAAGGTACGCAAGGCACTATTGGATCTCAAGGTGTTCAAGGTACGCAGGGTATTCAAGGTTCTTTAGGAACTATTGCTTTAGTTTTCAACAGCGGAATAACATCTACATCATCAAGCGCTGGACAATTCAATTTTAATAACGCAACCCTTGCTTCTGTTACATCTCTTTACATCAATAGCACTGCGGGTGCGCCACTAGCAATTGGTGACATTCTTACATTTTCGCTTGGTACAACTTTTGCAAGATTTACAATTTCAGCGGCAACCACATTACTTACAACTACTTACACAGTACCCGTTACATTTGGCGCTTCTAATGGATCATTCACAAATGGTGTTACTTACGGATTTGATGAAGCCAAGAGAGGTATTCAGGGAACAAACGGTACGCAAGGTACAAACGGAACACAGGGAACAACTGGAACGCAAGGCACTACAGGTACTCAAGGTGCAATAGGTACACAAGGTGCTAATGGGTTACAGGGTTTAACTGGATCTCAAGGCACTAATGGCACAAACGGAACAAACGGCTCTCAAGGAACTACTGGAACAACGGGTGCAACAGGCGCTCAAGGTACTACTGGACTTCAAGGGCTAACAGGCTCTCAAGGAACATCAGGTACTAACGGTACTAATGGTTCTCAAGGAACTACAGGTACTCAAGGTACAACTGGTACTACAGGCGCTACTGGTTCTCAAGGAACTACAGGAACGCAAGGAACTACAGGCACTCAAGGTGTGCAAGGCCGCCAGGGTACAAACGGAATTCAGGGAACTACTGGTACACAGGGAACTCAAGGTATTCAAGGTAATACCGCTGGCGTAAATCTAATTTTTAACAGCGGAACAACATCAACTTCATCAACGGCTGGCCAATTTAACTTTAACAATGCCGCTGTTGCTTCTACTACAACGCTTTACATTAACAATACAGTTGGCGCATCAATACTAATTGGTGACATTCTTACATTCTCATTAGGAACAACATTTGCGCAATTTACTGTATCTGCCGCAACTACTTTAATTTCAACAACTTATACCGTTCCCGTTACATTTGGTTCTACTGGCGGAACATTTACAAACGGTGTTACTTATGGACTTATTGAAGCCAACAGAGGAATTCAAGGTACTAACGGTACTCAAGGAACAACAGGCACACAAGGTACTACAGGAACTCAAGGTACAAACGGATTACAGGGTTTAACTGGACTTCAAGGAACTAGCGGCACAAATGGAACTAACGGTGCGCAAGGAACTAGCGGTACTAACGGCACTCAAGGAACTTCAGGCACTAACGGAACTAATGGATCTCAAGGTACAACGGGTACAACGGGCGCAACAGGATCACAGGGAACACAAGGCGTTCAGGGCCGTCAGGGAACTCAAGGTTTAATTGGTACAGGCACTCAAGGAACAACTGGTTTGCAAGGTACTCAAGGTGTTAGCGGTGCGGCCACTGATGATCCTTACACAATTGCATTGATGTTAATGGGCGGCTAACGCACCCACAACATTCCTACATCTGCGGTAGGGCGTAGGTTGGCAACTTTCCAACCGCCGTCAATCCAATGATCAGATGTAAGTTGATGCCAGGCTAATAATTGATTACTGTTGTTTACTCTTAGATCAAACCATTCATCAGGTTGTTCTAAATGGCTAACAATGTATTGAGGCGCTACTTCTCTGTAACCCAATGTAAATAAATAATCTAACTGATCCTCATGCTGGTGCATAGTTTCAAATGTCCACTCAAAACAAAGCGTTCCCCCGTAATGGCGGGTCATGCCTTTCATTACTTGCCACTCTGCACCTTCAACATCAATCTTGATCAGATCAGGGTTGCCGTATTTGTCCGCAAGCGCATCAATGGTAATTGTGTTTACCTCAATCTCACGGTGAGGCTTTCCCGCGTATGGCATGCCTTCATTTGTTAGCCAATCTTTATTAAGCGTACTAAGCCCATCTTCATCTGCCTCATAAAACTTTAGGCGCTCGCCATCTTTATCGCTCACAGCCATTTTAAGAGGCACAACATTAGGGTTGTAAATAAAGTTATTAACCAACTTCCCAAACACGCGTGGAGCGGCTTCTATGGCTATTACACGGTATCCCTGCTCTAGTCCTGCAACAACTGCATCACCGCGATTAGCCCCAACATCAAACATCAACATGAGCAAGCCTTTCCAAATTGTTTTTTACCGCTTTTGCGTACCCTGGATTTAACTGCATCTCATCTAACTTGTGCAACAACTCAAGGCTTTCATCTTTGCGCCCAATCCACCAGGCGGCTACTGCCTTTTCAAACAAAAGCACATACTTGCCTTCATAACCCACATCAACAGGGAGCGGTGAATTAAGTTGGTTGTGCAATCCAATGTTTGCCCAGGTGTAACACTCTTGCCACTGCTCTAAACGCTCATGGAACTGAGATAACAAAAAGTAACCTTCAGGGCGGTATGGCAAATACGCAACGGCTTGCAATAAACAGTTGCTTACAGTTGCCTGGCGGTCATTTTGATCATCAAAACAATGTGCGGCTTTAAGAAGTGAGGCATAAACCAGGGTTGGGTGTGACTCATGGCCGTATTCAGCGGTGCGCAAATAGAAAGAAACGGCTGATGCTGTTTGGTTTTGCTTCTCATACTCCACTGCCACATCAAAATTAAGCCCTGGATTGAATGGATTTTTAGATAGTTCTACAACTAACTGTTCAATTTTCATACGCTAAAGCCTCCATAATCAGATCTTCAACTACCAATTTAGGAACTTCAAGAACAAATGCGGCGTTATCCTGGAAACCAAAAGACACCAAAAGGTTACTTTTGTGAACCGCCGCCCCCACACAGAACTCAACGCGAGCATCTAAGAATGAGAATTCCTTGCTTAGCCCTACAACATTTAGTTCTTGATCCCATACAACTAAGCGGTGACGGTAAATTGCATCTTTCTGCTTGAGGTAATTCTTAAACAGATCTACCTCATGGGTAATGGAGATGTACATGTTGCCCCACCGTATGACCTGGCTAGATCCGCGCTGATCTTTTGGCGGTATGGCTGTTGGCTTAACAAATACCTGTTCACATTCCCCACTGATGGGGTTGGCATAAACTAATTCTGTTGGCATTGTCCATTTGATGAAATGGTATGGCTTATCAATTACAGGTATCCAATTCTTCTCACAATAAGAAGCATCAGGAGCAGGGGCTTTGATACGCACACGCCTAACCTCTTTGACTGCCCAGTTATCCCAGTCAATCTCAATACGGCTGTACTCCATGCGGCCTACGCCGTTGGTAGTTGTATCGCGGCGAACTCCCACCAGGTAATAATCATCTAACCACTGCACAACGCGGCAATCTTCTTCACCAACAAACTCCCACATGGGCGTTACATCTAAATCAGATGTATCCACTTTGGCGTGATGGGTCATTTCAAGATCATCATTAAGGCGGCATAAGTAATTAACAGTTACTAAGCGTTGATCCTTTTCAGGGTGCAGGTATGACAATGGCCCAAAACGGCTAGGGAACTTTTGTTCATTTTCTGCATGGTACAGCGTGTAATTTACATGGCGTAAATTAACAAGAATGTTGCCTTTGTCATCAATGAAGATTGATGGGTTCATTAGCCCAGTGCCGCTAGTAAGCCCGTGAGGAATTACCAATGGCGCTAATTTGCCTCCATGATGAACTGCCTTCTCTACTAAGTTCATAAGCGTTACAATACATGAAGTTGGATAAATCGCTATCATTGCAACACGCTAAAAAGGAGAAATGATGCCATCTGCTTACAAGATTTTAGGGCAATCTGCACCCACATCAACGGCTGATGTAGCAATGATTACCGTAGCGGCAAGCAGATCTCAGGTTATCTCTACAATTGTTATTGCAAATAGCACCGCAACTGCGGCAACATGTCGTATTTTTGCCCGTATAGGTGGAGCGGCGGCTTCTGCGGCTAACGCTATTTTGTATGATGTAAGTATTGCGGCTAACTCATCTACTACAATTACCGCTGGTATTACTTTGGCGGCAACAGATGTTTTAACTGTACGATCAGGAACAGCAAACGCTCTTACATTCACGGCCTTTGGCTCAGAGATTTCATAATTAAACTACTAGCCGCACCACAAGGGCAAAAAGGAGATACACATGGGTCTGCGTGACCGTATCGCAAGAGCGTTAGCAACTCAAGACATTGAAAAAGGCCCTAACCTGCCTGCGGGTGCTACAACAGTTG